TCTGCAATGTCTCCGCTCGGTGTTACGTTTGTTCCAGACCATGATGAATATGCACCACCATAAACGTTAGTCTCAATAGTTCGGTCAATATCAATGGTGGTAGTTGTTGTTGACTGCATTGAACCTTGAGTAAAATTAGGGGTTACCTGCGCTGAGACTGGACTAGCTAAAAACAATAAAAGTAGTAATCGTTTCATTCTTCTTTCTTTTTAGGATCAGGAGATTTATTATTAGATTTATTATTGGAAGTAGTTAAACCGAAAGTAGCAAGCGCACCAGTAAAAACTGAAGCAACGAATGTTATGTCGCCACCACTTTGACCTTTTTTGATCATAGGTATTTCGACATAATTAAGAGTAATAATAAAACCACTCCAAATAACAACGCCTAGACGAACAAAGGTTCCAAGGATTTGTAATTCATCTTCTGTATTTTCTTTTACCTTTGCTAAGAAGTTTTTAGGGGTTCCTGTTGATTCTTCTTTTTTGTTATTTTGTTCCATGCTTGCTTAAATACGGGTTTCATAATCATCACTAAATATTTAAATAGTGATGTAGCAGCAAGGGTGGCAGCTACAGAAATAAATGCTGTAGTTGCTGCAGTAGTCATAATCGTAGTAGTAGGCATTGGTACTTCAATGTCCGTAAACGGAATCTCTACGAACTGAGCTTCAGGTGGAGTTATAGGTTGAGGCTTAGTAGGGGGAGGTTCTTTCTTTTTTTCAGTAGAAGAATCAGTGTTAATACCCTCTATCCCTGGCGGTGGTCTAAGCATGTTAGGAGGCACCACAAGCGGCTCATACGACGGTATATCTGCCTGTGGTACCTCTAGTATAGGTATAGGTAATTGAAACGCTTCAGGGATCAATAGAGAGGGTAGTTTGGGTGGGTCAACCCACTCCATTACTCAGCACTAAATAGACCACGTTCGATAAAATCAACAGCTTGATCATCAACTGTATTGTCTGTTGTTGTAGCCAACTTCCGCAGCAGGTCAACAATCAAGCGTTTAACCTTTGGAGATTGGATAAAAGAAAACAAAATTGGACGGATAAGGGTAATCATAATAAATTACAGTATAATTAATAATTAAGTAGCAGCTTCTAACACCGCAACTTTAGTTTCAAGGGTTTCAATTTTAGCAATTGCTTCTTGCAAAGCAGCAGTAAGAAGTGGCACAAGTTTAGCTTGATCAATTCCTTGGTAGTCAGGGACACTACGTGTGCCCATAACTGCTTCTTCTGTTACGTTGCCGTCTTCATCTAAAACTGGAGGTGTCACCTCATATTCTTCATCTTGCATACCGTCTTGAACACCAGAAACACTTTCTGGTACAACAGACTGAGCTTCGTGAGCTATGAACCCATCGACGGTTTCGTTAGGGGTTTGAACAAAGTTGAAACGCTTTGGTAGTAATTGTTTAACACGACTAATTGCTCCATCTAAAACAACAACATTCTCTTTCAAGCGATAGTCAGAAGTTGTAAGATAGGAGGCCGCACTTGAAGTAACATTAATTCGTCCTACTTGGTTACCACTCCTTCTTAGGTCCATAAGAGTACCGTCGTTGTTTCTGTTAGCATTAAGAGCTGTACCAGAATTTTGCGAAAGGTAGAGCTTCATACCATTGGTTGTTTTCTCAAAAGCTGCACCTTTTACGGTATTACCATTACCAGGCCGGGATTCAGTATTTTGACCGAGTAAAACATCACCATCGGCATTTATCCTCATACGCTCTGTAGGCGTAGCACTATTAATCGTATCAAAAGTAATACCGTGACCAACACCTTGATCTATATAACCGGCAATACGACCACCGTAATTACTACGGATCATACTGATAGCAGTATCAGAAAATCCAGTAGGTTCAGCTACGCCTGCTAAGACAAGCTTTTCTGACGGATTATCCGATCCGATGCCGACGTTGCCGCTGGAATCGATGCGCATCCTTTCATTTACAAGCCCAGCAGCGCTAAAAGCCATATAATCGCCGCTTGTGTCATACACAATCGCGCCACGGCTAACGCCAACACCCTGTTCAGCAAAGTAAATATTATTTGTTTGATCAGTTCCACAGCCAATCGTTAATCCGCAACTTCCTGTATTTTCAAGAAATAGGTCATCAGCGTTAACGTTTGGAGTTAAAGCTATATCACCAGAAGAAACATTTAACTTTGCTACAGCAGCACTCGTCCCAATACCGACTTTGCCTTCTTGGGTAATGCGGAGTTTTTCATCAGATGTACTCCAGTCGGAAGCATCATCCGAACTATCAATATAGAAGGCAAGGTCACCGCGTCCATTCAGACTGCCACGCTGTTGAGCGATCGCAGCCTTGGCATAAGTGGAGTCCGAAGAGAATTCAATACCAGCAAGACCAGTGATTCCGTTGTTGTTTTGAGAACGAATGCCTATAAATCCGTTATCACTATCCCCTCTTGTATGCAGACGCTGCTGGGGATTAGTGGTCCCCACGCCGACGTTGCCAGAACTGTCGACACGAACCCGTTCAGCACCTTCTGTAGTGACTACAAATTTACCATCAGTACCAGTGTCAGTAACAGTAGCAGAAGTGTTACCTTGAATAATTTGAGTAGTGTCAACTCCGGCTACAGTCGTGTCTACATAGTTCTTAGTTGCAGCATCTTGTGCCCCAGTAGGATCATCAATACCGACAAGCCTTGTGCCACCAAGACCTAATGGGTCAAAATCGACGTTACCAGTACCGCGTGGATAAATGTCAATATTAGTGTTTAGAGCGCTAGTAAGCTGCGCCAAAAGGTTAATACCACTTGCGCCAGCATTTAAATTAAGTGCACCACCGTACCCAACACCCTTGATTTGACTGTCAGTAATTTCAAGGTATTGAGATGTTACACCACCACTTGTGTCACCAATCTTGACAGCACCAGTGCCATTAGGATCAATAACAACGTCTCCGTTAGAAGTAGTTATGATTTTGTTACCATTAACGTCTAGATCGCCGCCAAGTTGTGGTGACGGGTCAGCAACAACGGAAGTAATACTAGAGCCAGTTGCAATAGTAACTGCACCGGAACGTTGATCAACCTCAAGAGGACCAACAGTAAACTTACCGTTATGGTCAGTTGTAGCAGTCCAAATTTTACCGTCGTTTAGTTCAGTAATCTGATTAGTATCATCCGGAACACCACCGTTTTCAGGCAATGCCCTGTAATCAGTACCAGAACCAACATATTCCATCGTATGACCGCTAGATGCAATCAAAGAACGTAGGAAAAAGTATGCGGTAATGCCGCTAGTTAATGCACCATTAAGACCAAGGTTTTCTGATTTTTGTGATGGGTTTGGACGACTAATAGTCACATTCCAGCCACTGCCATTAGCAGTAGAACTTAGGACAGGATAAGTAACACTATTAATCGTCACAAGCATGTTACTAGCAGGACGTTCAGCACTACCATGCCAACTAGCATCAGCAACTGGAGCATCAATAGTAAAGGTAATATCACCATCAGCTGCAGCAGTAGTTGTACTTGCACTAAAAATAGGAGCGTACGACCTACCATCAGCAACCAAAGCTTTTTCACCAAAATCAGTGGTAGACGCTGCTAGGTTAGCCTGACCACCATTCAACGCTTTGATGTGGTACTTGTTAAAGAATGCGTAGCTAGATGTACACTGAGCGTAACCATTCATGGTAACAAGAATACCAGGACCATTGAGACCAACGTGGGTATAGCTGTCTGCCACCATTGAACGCAACGGTGATGCAGAATCAACAACAGAGCCATCAATCAACATACCGCCACCAGTAGGTGCGGAGTCAAGGTCACCAGCCAAACCACCAGCAGGTGTATTTGCATTTAGGTTACTGTTGTCAATCTCACTGTCTGAAAAGTTAGTGCAGTTCTGGATGTATGGGGATTTAGTAATAATTGCATTAGCGTAAAACGCAAAGTTCCAACCTTGAGCAGTAGGAAGTACAGAATCAACAGAGTTACCAGTACCTGTACCAGCCTTCATGCCAGTCAACGTCAGGTTTTGAATGAACGAACCACTGTTCAATTCAAACAAAGCGTGGTTTCCTGAACTTTGATCACCTTGTGTTGCGACAGTCGGGTGTACAATGCAGCTACGAAGAGCCTGTCCAATAATAGAAACGTTTTTCTTTTGGATTTGAATAGGTGCAACTTCCTGATATACACCAGGTGCCACAATCACAACACTGCCATCACCAAAGGTGCTATCAGCATTGATTTGGTTGATAGCAGCTTTAATGGTTTGTTTAGGACGGCTGATACGGTGTCCATCGTTGCTGTCAAGACCAGAAGTAGCGTCAACATAAACAACCTTAGGTTGGTTGGTAAACGTACCACCAGATGCAACACCAATCCAAGAACTACCACCCCAAACAGAAAGGGTTAAATCTTGATCATTATCAAGCCAAACAGCACCTTTACCAATACCAGCTGTAGGCGTAGGTGTGGAGGTTTGAACGTAGTTTTCAAAACGACGGATAGCAGCAGAAGACGTGAAAACTTTATCGTCGGTGCCAACAATAGCATAATCACCGGCTTGGTCAGCTAGTTTGATCTGATCAGCATCTTTGATTTTGTCAAAGTCAACACTATCATCCGTCAATCCAACGGTAATTGTACCATCACCGTCATCAGTGATAGACACACCATCAGAACCAGCAATGTCGTTAGTAATTACTTCATTGATGTAATCATTAACGGCACCAGTAGTAGGAACTGCATTATCATTATCAGGCATGGTGTTGCCACCAGCAGCGAGTTCAGCCTTAGTAAGGGTATCATTTACTTCATCCTGGAAGCGTGCGTCAAGTGCTGCAGTGGTAGCAATCTTGGTATCATCACTGACCCAAGTATCACCATCATACAGAGTGTTGTCGTAACGATCCCAATAGTAATCCTTTAGGTATTGATCCAGTTCATCAGAAATACCAGCACAATTACTTTCCTGAATAGCATACCGAAGCTGTTCAAAGTTTGTGTTAAGGTCATCCGATCTAATGGCAGAACCAGGGTTAAACAACGCCCGAATGTCGTCTACCTTAGTGATACGACGGATCTTAACATTGTCAACTGTAGGTTCATTAGGATCTGTAGGAGCAGATGGGGATGGTGGAGCAGTCCCCGTAAACTCTACAATTGTTGGGTTAGCATTAGTAATCTGCCAAGGGTAGGTGGCATCTGTCGTAAGTTTTTCGTCGTATTCTTTTGTAACCGCGTTCCAAAAATAAACGTGGATTTCAGATTTAAAAATGTACGGGAAGTCAAAAGAAAACTGTGTCTTTGTCCCGTTTCCAGCTTGAATTGTTTGTACGTCAGTGCACGCCATGTTGTTTAATATCTAGAGGTTAGTTGTTTTTTAATCTCTAGAGCTTGAATAGGTTGTAGACCTTGACTCGCTCTTTGATCATTAATTTTTTTAAGCCTAATGCGTTGCTCAATACCATTTTTTACTTCAAAATCAAGTGCATCATATGCTCTTGCTTCAGCTTCTTTTTTAGCGTTGTCAAGTTGCGTATGAATGCCATCGTATAGACCGATAGGACTTTTTTGAGCAGTAATAAAATTAGGGAAACGACGCATTTTTTTTAACTCTTCAATAGTATTACGTGCTTCAGATACACTAGAAATTCGTTTAATCTCGTTTTTAAAATATTTTTGTTCCCCCATTTTTTTAAACAGTGCCGCCTGTTCTTGACCAGTTAGATTAACACCATCTTTTGTATTAAATGAAGACGTTACATCGTATTCAATATCATACAAAAATTTCTCTTCTTCACTCATACCTGGATGAATTTTGATTGGAGAGTAATTATTGAAGAGACGTTGGAGCATACTGTAACGATTTGGTGCTTCACCAGTAACAGGACTGACAATAGTTGGCAATCTATTTACAGGATCAAACAAACCAACAATTCGGTTTCGATCACTTAGAATCTCAATCAAATCGTTGTTATAACCTTTAATACCTGCATCTAAAAGTTGACCGAACTCATTGCGAAGACCAGCCAACGGACCAAGTGCGTTCACATTACCAGCTGCCCAACGCATCATAGCTTTTTCATTTCCATTCAACATTTCTGTCAAAGGACGTAAAGCAGACACAATACCTTGATCAGCAACTGATGCTGCCAAAATAAAAGTCAGTTTCCTAAGACCATTTTCTACTGCAGTCTCGCCTAACATATCAAAATTGTCAACGGTGTTGGCAACAGCTGCTACCCAATTGCTCAAACCAGGACCTAAGAGTTTTTCATACTCAATTCTAGTACCGTCAGGCGTAACAAACGATCTTGTTTTAAAGTTGCTATTCTTCATCCTTGCAGTATTAAGTGCACGATTGTATGAACCGTCACCGACTGTATCGAAAAGCCCATCACCAAAGAATTTATCTTTAATAACATTAGCAACTACAAGACCAGTAAGGAAAGAAGACAATCCTTTTTTACCAAGAGTACGGTTTTTAACGTCTACTAAAGCGTTTAGCCGTGCGGTTTCATCC